CCATATATGGCTCAATACTATTCTCTATGGTATCCATAGCAATGCCTGTCATACCAGAAATACTCTTAATCCCTAAAGGATTGCCTATATTTCTTTTTAGAACATCGAGATATTTCCTATCATTCTCATCCATCCCATGACAATCAATCCCTTGCGTATTAAAAATATCATCAACGTCACTCGCGTCTGGATAAAAATTAGTGTAGTTCTTGTACCATTCTAATCTTGCGTTTAATATTCTAGGGGTTCCCTTGCTTCTTTTGGCTATTTCTACAAGATGACTATCTGGTATGTTTAATCCCAGTATTTCTGCATTCGATCCTGCTAGTTTGGCTAATTCATCTGTAGTGTAGAAAGATAAATGTTCCTTAATTGTGAACCTATCATAAAATGGCTGACTAAGACTTCCTCCACTAGTTGTCGCACCGACTAGCGTGAATCTAGGAATATCTATTTCTTCTGGCTCAGAATCTAAGACGATGGTTGCCTTAAAGTCTTCCATAACAGGATAAAGAAATTCTTCTACTATCATTGGTAGTCTATGAATCTCATCAATAAACAATACGCTTCTTGGTTGTATATTAAGAAGGTATCGTGTCATATTTTTGACACTTCTAATGCTGGCCGCATTAGCGGTGACTAATTCAGAATCCAAATCATTCGCAATTGCACTAGCAATAGTTGTTTTACCCAAGCCGGGAGGCCCATCTATTAAAACATGGGGCATAGTACTGTTGCCATCTTTACATCCATGAGTAAAAATGCGCAATCTGTTTACGACATCTTTTTGTCCAATTACATCTTCAAAAGTTTTAGGTCTGCAAGTAGCCATATCTGTCTCCAAAAAGTTATTGTCAATTATTGTTTATTTTTCTTTAACCAAAATACAAAATCATTCTTTTCTTCATCAAATGCCGATTCTAAAATACCCCTATTTACTAACGAAGAAACTATATTACTAATCATTCTCTCATTAAATTGGACTAGCACTTCGTCATAATCTTTTTCTTTCATAAAATATCTGACTTTGTGTGTTTTCTTATTTTTCCTCTTTTTAATAAAGCCTTGCAAAATAAGTTTGACCTCATCAAAAGGTAATACTCTGTTTAATTCTTCCACAGAGTCCGATCTTGCTGGCATCTTTTTTACTTTTTCCAAAAACTCATCATCCGTTAAAGACTGATTATCCTGATCAAAGTTATAATAAATAACCTTTCTTGTAAAGTCTGTTAATTTATCTATATTCACAACCTCCATCCACTCGCTTTCATCATCCATAGTATTCTCCTAATTAAGATTGTCAAACATTCCCCTGTAATGATGTGGCTGCTTTAAAAAATAGCCAGCATGACTTGATAGGTGGTTTTTGTATTGGTTGTTAATTTTATCACTAATAAAATACTTGGCTTTCCATATAGCTTCATCATAGTGATTACTACCAAGATACATAAAATATTTATCGCTTAATTTCTTGCTGTTGATATTATTCTTTTTAGATTGGGTTTTGTAATTACCAAAAAGCCAAACATTATCATCTTCGTTGACTATTTCTTTTATTGCGTCGGCCAGCCATTTTTCCCACGCCGCCCAGTCTATATCAAACTTTTTGGAATAAGATGATGGATATCCATAATCATTGTATTCTGGATAATAGTTGTAATCATCATCATCATAATCTTCATGTTCGGGATCTTGGTGCATTATATTCTCCAGAAAAATGAAGGACTACGAGGTACAATTGACTACTACATTATACCCCGTAGCCACTTCAAAATCAACCTACACAGAATTTATCGCTAATCTCATCGGCCAGTTCTCTAGCCGCTCGACTCAGGAAATGATTCTTACTGAACCATAGCGGTGTAGAGACTTGGTTGAGGAACTCTACGGTTTTCTTTAAAAGGAATGTCTGCTGAGTGTCAGCGTTTAAATCAACGCTTGGCAGAACTTTTTGTGGATCGTACACAGGCATATTAGAATCAGCGAGAGTGGCTACTGGTTGAGGTTCGCCAGTGGTTCTATAATCCCCATACTTATTTACTAACTCATCAACACTATCCTGACTTAGTGTTTTAAGCACAGCTTTTGCGTGATTAGTAATTGCATGATCAGTAATTGCATGATCATTAGACGCTGGTAATTCTTGACTATGAGATGCCTCAAAAACAATATCAGCAACTTTACGATGCCATTTTCTTTGATCTTGATAACTCATTTTTTCTATTGGAGTACCATTAGCAGCAGCCTCGTCAGAGACTACCTTCCAAGCATCAAACCAAGCATTACTGCTTTTGTTGATCTTGCGATAGTCAATATTGGCAGACGTTCCTTCAAGGATATTCTTGAGGTCATTAAATGCTACAGTATTACCTGTGCTACCCTTGAGGATACTGGTAAAGTAAGGAGCCTTACCTTCCCAACCCTTACGCCACCAAGTATAAGGAACCCTGAAAATCTGATTAATCTTAATGGCAAGAGGATCTCCACCAAAATGATTAGCCAACTTTTTCTGCACACCCTTCCATGTTGTTTTATTCACTTGACGATCATTTGGATTAAGAATCCAGTAACACTGATAACCGTTACGAGTATCAACAACCCAACTAGGAGGCACAGGAAATTCATTGATCTTTTGTAGGAACCGCTCCTTATGCTTCATTACTATACTAGGCTTAAAATACTTACCTTCTTCATCACGCCCAGCATCCATGTCGCAGAAACATGCGACGATTTTATCAATCGCATACTGCTTACGTCCACCATTAATATAGAAGTAAGCATCAGAACCAGAGTTTTTATTTGCTTCATAAACCTCTGTAATATTTTGCGTATGCTTCATACTGCTAATCTTTTTGCGTGGACTTCCGTTGTAGCAAAAGATATGCTGTTGATCGAATGAGTCAAGAAATTTCCCGCCCATTACTTCACTAGCCCCATCATTAGTCTTGTCAAAAGGGTTAAAACCAAGGTCATTACTAAAAGTAGTCATCATTCAAATTCCTATCAAATCAACCAAAGAACCGGGACAGTGAACGCCACCATCATTTGCGGCTCAAGAGGATGTGGCGGGATCGAACCGCCATAGCCCAAGTTGCTCACCCATCCAATCACAGAATCAATAATCGTCGTATTCTTCTTCGTCATTTTCATCATACTGATCCCAGTAATCTTCATCATACTGGTCGTAGATGTTATCATCTTCATCATCGTGGTATTCATCTTCAGCAAACTCGCTCTTGTAAAGTGGTTTGAGCAATTCGCCTTGATACTCACCGACTACTTCATATCTGCAAGTACGAAGTTTCTCGCAATTACAGTCACTAGGAACACTCACAACATCTTGAGGATTGATCTTAACGATAACGATCTTATCGCCAGCCTCAACACTTCCATAAGATGCCACATAGTTCAATGCACCAGCATGAAGTCCCTGAGAGCATCCCACCGAGCGATTATCGTCCACCTTTGCTCGACGCATTGTGCAGACCTGACCTACCCTGTTGTCAAACTCACCTTTCCACTTATCCCTAAAGTCGCTACGGACTGCTTTGTATGCAAGGAAATGTCCATCCTCAGTGATAGGAAGATTTTCATGCTCCAAGAAATCATACAGTTCAGTCTGACTCTGCATACTTGGATTCTCCATAAGATTCTTCAAGAAATTTACGAGAGGCTCAAAAGGCAGACCCTTGCTCATAAACTCTAGAATTCGCTTACTAATACTTCCATGAACTTCTTCGCCCTCAAAGAGAACTCGCCCGTTCTTAACTTCAACCTGACCGTTGCTATAATTTGCAACTGCCTTTTCAATGTCTACCAATCCCAGCAACTCATCTTCTGTCGCAGTTGGTAGAGCCTCCAGAATCAACTTGTAATTTGTATGATCTGGAAGAACTTGGTGAGCCTTGTTCGCCAAGATCACCGTCAAATTACCATCAACCCACATAAAAGGAACACTCATTATTAAAACTCCTGTGATTAAAAACCTTAAACCAATTTACCTAAATCTTTACCCAAACCTTCACGATCATTTGCAGCATACCACTCACTTCTGTATCCATAGTAATGGTCTGGTACAAATGCCTTGCTGGCGATATTTCGTATGCCTTCTGCATCGACCGCACTAACAATATACTTGAACATCGGTGATTTGTCAACCTCTGCTTGAAGATTTTTTCTCAGGTCTGACATTTTTCCAATCTTGCTGGTATATTTCGACACATCTACAGATACTTCAAATTCATCGTATGAACCATATACCGCTTGAATCTGCGTATAAAGATTCATAAGTTTTACATGGTTGTCTTTAATCTTGGCTGGATCGCAACCATTCAGATCATACTGATGCAAAATCTTTGTCATATGAGCAAGATAATCATCCTTTTTAATACTCTTGAACTTCTCATCCATCATCACATGGTTGGTGAAAAATTCCATTACCATCCACTGGTCAATAAGATCCGACAGTTTAGAGTTCTGAATAATCTCTCGATAGTTCAGTCCACACATATTGACAACATGATATGCTATCCTTCTGTCCGTATGAGTACTGTTCCATCTTGTTGTAGAAGTTTCATCATTGGAACTATATTGATCCTGACAATAATCCATGATGGCCTCATACTTAGCAGTTGCCTTAGAAAACTTTTCCACAAGATGTTCTACTCTGGGCTTAATCCACTTGGTAAAGTCTACAAGATTATAGCCCTGCTTCTTGAGTTTATCTACAGAAGCCTTCTTGATTGCAAACACATTCTTATTTTTGCAAATCTTAGTGAGTAAATTATCTTCTTCTTTATGCAACAGCCTTCTGTATACATTAAAGATACTGATATGACCTTCTTCTGCTGCATATCTAGTCATTGGAATATATAGGATCTGCTCACTATCTTCCAGACTACTAAGCAATTCTTCAGACAATTCTCTAAGATGGTCAGAATCATTAAGACTTTTACCGGACAGGCGATTACAATGACTATCACAATCTTTAGAGTTTGAGATAATAAAGATTTCATCAGCACTAATTCTACCAGAGACTCCTCTACTTTTGCGAGTCCCAGACTTCAGTAGACTACGATAATCTGAAACCTTGAGGATATTATTAGCACCAACATCCTTGATAATATCGTCAAAACCCTTACCAGAATGTGTCTCAGGATTTTCGCTATCCACCATAAGATAGCCAAAACAATTATTGAGATTGCAATACTTGGTGACTATCTTCTTGGCACTCTCAGCACTTCTAGTATCACACTGGAAAAATACAATCTTATCTTTTCTAGTTGATGCGTTCCAGTAGTAATTACTGCCTTTACCGTTGAGAGTTTCGCTGTGGATTTTATCTGTAAGATACACAAGCCTTCGACTACGATGTGTAGCAGACCTAAAATTCATTGCATATAGTTGTTTGTGCTTACCTAGTTTATATTCAAGGTCTACACCACTAGACAGTTCATGCGTTTTGCCGTCAGGATCAGTCCAACTAGCACCCGCACTATACCCGCCAGCAAGATCACTCAGACTATAATATGTCTGATATGCTTGTACCAGATTGGTACATTCTGCAACCTTAGTGGTCATATCTTCCTTGAGTTGAAGATAAATTTCTTGAGTCTTTTTACGCAGCACATTGATTACACCCTTAGTGTACTGCAAACCTTCTCGACTAACATCCATCTCCAATTCACCAATATCAAATTGGATTTGTAGATATAGTCCAGCATTAAGAATCTCTCTGACTAGGTTCTTCCAGTTGTCAACATCTGCCCTTCTGAAAGTTCTATTCCACTTTTGAATATTGCTATTGGTCGTTTCTTCTT